GCAATGTGAGCTAGTCCATTCATAATAATGTCTGCAGTCTCGCAAGGAAACTCCACTTCGCAGTGAAGGCACTTGCCTGGATCGTTATCATCTTCTGGCTTCTCTGGCGCGTGTAGCGCGTACACTGCATCTAACGTGCCAAATGTCAGCGCTAGTACGTCATCGAATGTTGGGTTGAGGCTCATAGTATCTCCGTTATGGGTTAGGGAACAAGTTTCTTAGTGCTGCAGCTTGATCGGCTGACCACTGCTTTTCGGTCTGTGAAGTTTTGTAATCCTTTAGCTTCTGACCTGTAAGCCAGTTTATAAGACTTCTATCTCCTTTTTCTTTAATTTCATCTGGTGTCAAGCCTGTTTCTGGCTGTCTTCCAATGCCAGTTACCTTAGATATTGTGTTAATACCACCGACCTGATCAAGGGCATACTCCAGCGGATCTATGATGTTACCCCCAGTACCCACCCTGTTGCCCGTAGAGAGCTCTGCAAACCACTTAGGTAGCGGGGATAGGTTCTGGCCTGCAAGGTTCTGTGTGCCCTTTGTGAAGGCGTCTAGACCTGTTTCTCCTGGCTTTAAGGTAAAGCCACCAAAAAGGCTGTTTAGGATGTCTAGCTGAGGAATAGCTGGACCAAAGCCCATAGCGTCACCTTCGCCCTTAGGGCCCTGGAACTGTGGACCATACAGGTTGCCAGTGTCCCATGAAGCATACATTCCATCTGGATCCCAAGGGTCTCCGAATGATTCTGGGTCAAAGCCGTTTGCTTCTGCAAAAGCGTACTGAATCTTAGATGGCACAATAACAGCACCTGGTCTTTCGATCATAAGACCAAATACTCTAGTTGCTGCAATGCGCTGCCAAGTGTAAAAGAACACTGCGCGACGCATGTACTTACGCTCAAACGCAGAGAGTCCACCAATTGTAGGGTGATACGCTGCAACTTTTTGAGCAGCAGCAATTGCAGCTTCTTCAAACGACTTGTAGACGCCACCTTTTTCTAGTTCTTTAACAAAGTGAGCCATGCGGAAGATGTTATCGCGGTGCGAGCTAAACTCAGCAAGCTTGCCGTTAAGTCGGCTAGCTGCACCAATAAAACCATTTCTTAATTCGCCCATACCAATTAAGTCAAGGTCTTCTACGGTTGACTGTCCACCGCGAGTTAAAATTTGTAATTGCTCTGCCATAATGGCAACTGCGCTGTTTGGAACAATAGTGCGCTTACCAGTTAGCGCACTAACATAACCAACTTTTCCAACAAAGTCACCATCTATTTTCATACCCTTTGGGGCTGACATTTGAATATAACTGTTGAATAAATTTGGATCACCTTTGTAAACAGATGGATCAAACTCAACCAGAATTTTAAATGCATTATCGTAATATTTAGGACTGTTTACTCCGGCAAGAATATTCATGCAAGCTTCACCGATAATAGATGTAACGTGGTGGCCCAGTCTCCAAGTGGTGTGAGATGCTTTTAGGAACCTTGTAATGCGATCAGAAAAGTCAACAATTTTTTGCATACTTCCACTAAACGATCTTTCATAAGTAACATATCTTTTCACATACTCAAAACGTTTTAATTCTTCAGTGCTATAAAGCATGTTTGGATCAAGGAACTTTCCAAACTCATCTTTGGGGTCAATTTTTTGTAAAGTATTTAGGCTAATACCCTCAGCCTTAGCTGCATCTGCAGTGCGACCAAAGAAGCTGCTAAAAGACTGACCAATGCCAATTCTTGTTTGCACGGCATGTAGAGCTGCTGTGTAATTGCCCAAGAATGTAAGTGCGGTAAAATCATCATTTAATTCAGCACTAGCCCATGAGTACTTAACCGCAAGTGGGCCGAGGTCCTTGGCGTTTTCAAGGTTAATCTTGAAAGCCTGGCTATCACCAATCGCCCAAAAGCCACGCATTCCAAACATTTTATTTAACTCATCAGCAAAGTATGGCTGAGTAATAGATTTTGCCATTGTCCCGGACTTACCAAACAATGCATCAATAAATGGGCGAAGATCTGCAACAATTTCCATGTTAACGCCTTCAATTTTTGCAGTTGCAAGCCATTCATCAAACTTTGGAATTGTAGACTTATCCTCAAGTGCATCAAGTACTGCTCGACCATGACGCTGAAGAACATTAAAAGCCTTATTTATCTCCACGATGTTTCTATCATATTTTTGTGCAAACGCTATTAAACAGTTGTTGAAGTATTGAGTTCTACTGGTATTAACCTGCTCAATACCACCAATAACGGTTTTTACGGATTTCCCCATTCCATAACTGCCACTCATGGCTACCATAAATTCTTCAGGTAGTTTCATTGCTGTAGAGTTTTTTGTAACAGTTGATGCAACGTTTTCTGCACCAGCACCTACTGGGTCATCGCTACCTGCAGCGTTGTTTGTTTTTATTGTTGAAACATCGTCTGGTCCATCAACTGCTTTTTCAATGTCTTTTGCAAGCTCAACATCATGTCCATCTACGGCGCGGGAAACAAGGGTGGCTTCTGTTACAATGTCTTTTTTAACGCCTTCTCTTCGAGTGTTTTTTGCTTTAGCAACTTTTTCTGGAGGAATATTTTGTTTAGGCTTGGCATCAGAAATGTCATCAACCATGTCTAGCTCAACACTCAAACTTGATTTTGTATCTTCAATAAACTTTGTAATGTAGTTGTGCAGGTTAACGTAATCAACTTCGCCTAGATCCGCTATTTCAGGGCTAGCTTTTTTAGAAAGCAAGCTCTTTAAGAACATGTTCATTAATACATTAAAAACATCTTCTGCAATTTCAGCGTCCTTAAAGACTTTTTTATTTTTTCCTGTAGTCTGTAAGATACCCTTAAGGTTTACCCTTATTGCGTCTAATCCATCTTCTCCGCTTTTTAGCGTTGCAAGAGTTGCATCATCAAGTTTTTTCCCGGACAGAGCAAGCTCTGTAACTCTTGCAGCAAATTTTTCTCTTATGCTAAAGAAGGTAATTAAAGTTGACATTACTTCGCTAGCTACTGGAAGTATTTCAGCCTGGCTTTCAGCCAGTCTTGCCGCTGCACGTGTAGCGTGTAACTGCATTAGCTCATCGCCACCGTCGACAATTAGCTTGACAGCTGCTTCTAGTTTTTCGTCAAGCTTAGGAATTTTTCTAAGCTGTTTACCATCGCGGGTCTTGCCTGGATTTAGATGTCTAGCTGGTGCAAATAATTCATTTACTGGAACCTTTGCTTTTGCCCTCACGCCTTCTGTTGGTTTAATGTACTGTTCATCAAGGGCTTTTCTGATCTCTAACCAAGCCTCTGATCCAGGCGTGATTGGCTCACCTAGTTTGCGGTATCTAGCGTAAGTACCCATGGCGTTTTCAAAGTTGCTAGGCATTACGTTTTGGTAGGCATTTCCAGGGAATCGAAGTGCTCCCATTACGTCAGCTTTACCAATCTTTACGGCAAACAAAGAAAGGTCGGCTAGTGTTACGTCGAACTCAATTGGAACAAAACCATCGCTTAGTTTGTCCCCAATAAATTGTTTGCCATCCCGGCGAACCTGCATTGGAAGATTCTCTTTAAACCTTACTGGTATACCCAAGAAGCGGAAAATGTTGTCATAGAACCTGAGCAATCGAGCTTCTTCCTCAACAGAGTCTCCGAGAGTACGTTGACTTTTTCCAACGTTTCTTTTTGCGCTGAGCCATACTCTTGTAAATGCTTCAATTCTTGCCTCCGTATTTAGCATGTCTAAACGAACGGCATCAACTGAAAGCTTAAAAGCTGGGTTATTGAGAATTACAGTGTCGCCCTCAGAGGCTCTAAATAGCACATCGTCAACAGTTATTCCAAGTTCTTTTGCAAGTGCTTTTAGCTGATCAAGTGGTCCTACGTCAATCGACTCTTCAAGCAGTGTTTCTATGTTCATTGTTGCGGTGTTGCGGTTGCCTTTAAATATAAAATCAAAGTCTTCAGTAATCTGAGCTGCGTGTATTGACCTAAGACTTGTGGCGGATTCCATAAGCTGCTCAGCAGTTCTTGGCCCTACATAGTTAGTTCCTTTAGGTGTTGTTCCTACGGCTTCGTCAATTACTGTTGCTATCTCTTTCTCTACTTGTAAAGTTTCTTCCGCAATCGGCGCAACGTCTTCTGGATCGGCAGCTTTAGTTACGACAGCAACTGCTTCCGGTGTGGCGTTTACGCGGTCGCTGTCCAAGGCGTTTCTAAGCGCCTGTGCTTCTGCTTTATATTGATCAATTTTGCTGGTTTTAGTTGCCACTCTTTTAGTTACTTTACTTAGAGTTTTGTTAATTAGATCAACTTTTGATTGGGTTGGGTCAGCAGAAACACCGAGAGTATCAGCAATTTTGTTGGTTTCATTTGGGGTAAGTTGAATTTTGCCAAGTGATAATGCTTCAACAAATTCATTTATGTTTCTAAAGTTTTTATCTTTACGTCTAACCGCAGCTGGATCAATAATTGATTTAGCTACTTCTTCAACACCTTTTATTAGTTGAACATCCTTACCTAAAGATTTCTCAGCTCTATTAAGAAGTTTTTCAACTTCTTCCTCTTGGGCAACGGCCCTATTAAGATTCTTTCCCTCTTCAAGTATTGCTACAGTGTCGGGGGTGCTTTCAAGGCCCTTTGCAGTAGCCTCGGCGATCTTTGCATCTTCAACCGCTTTTGCAACTGCAGCTGAATCGGTGTACCTGAGATCTTCAGACTTTGAAACTTTGGCAGCAGCTTTAGCTGCTTTTTTAGCGAGTTTTCCTTTTAGGTAAGGGCTTTCGCCAATTGTTTTCATAAAGATGTCTCTGTTTTCTTGCGCTACATTATCAGCAATACTTACCTTAGAATTTTTTCTTGTAGCATCTAAAGCAGATAAGGTTTCCCTGGCAAGAACAGCATTTTCCGGATTCTTTATTGCGTCCTTTTGGATTGCTTTTGCAAGCTTTTCATTAGCAATATCTGCAGCTCTATTGCTCTTGTTAAATTCGTATCCACGCAAAGCACCGGTTAAAAAGTTACCAAGCTTTTGCCCTTGAGTAAGCGGTTCTACTTGCGGAACGTATGAGCGAGCTATGTCTGGAATGTTTTGTTTTGCTGCGTCAACTGCAGATTTTAGAACAACAGCATTAGCTTTGTTTGCATCTTTTGCTAACCTAACTCCGCCAGCAAGTCCCTTTACACCGGCAACAGTACCGCCAGTAATATAAGTAGTTGGGTCAAGTCCGATGTCAAGCGCAAGACCTAGCCAGGTTGAAGTTGTTGGATCAACACCAAGGTCTTTTAAGTTTGAACTATAAGTTCTTCTTTCCGTAACTCCTTTTGCTGCAGCAGGAAAAATAGAAAGTGGGTTAAGTAAATCTAAAAGACCACCAAGATCGCCACGCTGGATAGAAGAAATGTTTTCGCCAACTTTGCGAGTAACACCTGCCGAGGCGTAACCACCAGTTGAAAGAATATCAATGATCGACTGGCCAAGGTTCCAAGTGCCGGCTTTCCCAGATGCAGCTGAAGATGCTGCGGTATTAGCAGCGTCTACGTTGAAAGCGCCAGATGTTTTACCAGAAGCGCCGGCTAACGCTTTAAGTATTTCAGGAGAGAGGGCCATAGGTAGATCCTACTATATTAAAAGCTGTTACCGATGGCTTGAAGAAGTGCGCCTTGCTCTACTTGAGAAAGTTGGTTTCCTATGTATTTTGTTGCGTCAGCGGTAGCTGACAACTTGTTCCATTGTGTCAACCCTGCTGCCGTCGGGGTAGTTCCGCGGTTAACCATCCAGCCGTTATAGGCTTGCTGAATTTTTGTAGGGTTAAAGTTAGAGTATCCTGCATTCACACCTGTTGCAATTGCCCTGGTAAGCGGATCAGCGTTTTTAAGTAGCTCTCGAGTTTGCTCAGCAGCAGCTTTATCAGCTGAGTTTGCTGCATTAGCGGCTGCATTAGCGGCTGCATTAGCGGCTGATGCAGCTGCTGCTTTTTGAGCCTGGTTGTACTGGAACTTAGCCTCAGCAGCTTTTGCAGTAGTTTGGAATTCCTGAGCATCTAGGGCTTGCTGATAGCTTTGAAGATTACGCTGAAGAGCTTGCGTGTCTCTGCCTTGCTGATATCCATAGCTCTGAACGTCTTGACCAATAATATCTTGAGCGTTTGCTCCCATTGCGCTAAGCAATCCTTGCCAGTTTGCAGAGTTTACGCCTTGAACATTTTTAGCACTTGCAGCTTGCTCTGAGGCTACGTCACCTAGACGAGCTGAGGAAACACCGCCAAGTCCCATGCTTTGTAAGACTGCTTCGTTGCCGGAGAGCCTTGCAGCTTCAGACGCATCAATCCCTGCGTTAACTGCAGTAGACCTAGCTGAAGCAGCACTTGAAAGAGCGTTGTACGCTGAAGTTGTGCTAGCTACGTCACCTCTACGTGCGGTAGTTAGCTGACCAAATATGTTTTCAATTTCACCCTTGTTTGCTGCGTAACGACTGTTTGCAGCTTCTCTTTGCTTTTCAATTAAAGCGAACAGTGGTGCAAATATTGCAGCAGTTGGATCTCCGCCGCCTCCACCGTAGCCGCCTCCACCTCCAGGAGCCTCTTCAGCTGCAACAGGAGCTCTGCCTGCATCTCTACCAGCTAGCCTTGCCCTAACCTCTTCGGGGCTGGGACCAGACACGGTGCTAGATTTTGCTTTTGCTGCATTGGCCTTGTTAGTTTCTTGATAGCCCTTTAGTGTTAATGGCTTTAAAAAGTCAGCAATGATTGTGTTATTGGCACCAGTTCCAGCTTTTGTACCATAAGGGTTATAGCTTGATCCGCTATTGCCGTACATACTCATGTTAGTATCCTAGTCCTAGTTCTTTGTACTTGTCAGTTAACTTAAATAACTCAGACAAGGATGCACGGCGAGCGCCGGCACCAATTGATCCATAGCCAGTAGGGTCTTTGAAGAAACCACCTTGCTGTGGGTTTGCTCCGTAAAGAACATCTTGCTGGTTCTGTTGGGTGTTTATGGCGTTTTCTTCTTCTCTACGCTGAGCAGCAGTTCTACCCTGAATGTTAGCAAAGTCTTTTGTGACCATCTTTGGAGATCTAAACCCACGGGATGCATATCCGCCAGCAGTTCTTTGAATAGCTTCTCTTTGAGCCTGAGCTCGAGTTAAATCGTTCTGAACTAAATTAGATCTTGCTTGCCCGATGTTGTATTGACTTTGAGTAAGACCAGGAACATAGGTTTCGTTGTAGTAAGACTTTAACGCTTCTTGGTATAGAGGGTCGTTAAGAATATTCGCCATTGGATCTGGCGTAGCAGCACTGCTTCCTGTGGTTGCCATTATTTACCGTACCTTAAGACACTGGAGCTAGCAAAAGCACCTTTTTGGCTTGCTTTATTTCTGGCCCCAAGAGCGTTCAATTTGACTTTTCTTTTTCTTTCGCGATCTGCGTATCCGGTCTTGTCAACTGGACCCTCTGTTGGGTTGTAACGACCTGATCCGTAAATCTTCTTGCCAGCAGCAAAAGGATTATATTGACCTGTATTAGGCATTAGTTTATCCTGTCTGACGTCTTGGCCTTTGTTCCAATCATTGGCGTAAGGCTAAATATCTGGGCTGGCGATGTATTAACTGTCCCGTCACAGGTTAAGTACAATTCAAAGTATACCCTACGGAAGCGTAGTCCGTGGTCCAGTTTAAGGCTTAGACGCTGCTTATAGGTATATCCGGTGTCTACTAGGGTAAGAGCAAAAGTTGCTGTAGCGGTAGGGTTATCCCAAGTACCGTCGGCCTTATCCCAAGTAATGAACTCATTGTCACCTGCGCCTGAGTAATCCAAGACATCCCAGCTTGGTTGAATTGCTGCAAGGGAAACGGGAAAAGCCTTTGCTGTTACAATGCCAGATGCCATTATGTCGGCAGACCACCAGTACATTCTTTTCCATTCGGTGGGAGATTGGAAATCATAAATCTTAGTACGCAGAATACACTCAATAGCTTCAGTTTCACTGTCGTCATGGGTGTGATCAAGCATTTTGTACATTTTCCATTTTGCAGAAGTTGCGCTAGCTGAGACACCGTAAGCAAACTTAGCTTCGCCAATGTTGTTTACCTGAGTCGGCACCTGTACTAGCCTGCCAATCTCAGTACCTGACTTCCAGGTCGACCACGTTCCGGTTTTGAGCTGAGCAACATAAATAGAGCCACCGTAATTAACTATTGCTCGAGAGCCAAGTATAGACACCGAGTAACGTATCTTTAGGTTTTGTGATCCAGGGCCTTCTTCAAATCTAACTTTTTGGTCGTTTAGCGACGTGAAGTTTCCGTTGTTGTAAAGGTATAGCTGATCAGCGCTAAGCACAAAAAGGCTGTTTTCGTAACGTGCTATACAAAACTGGTTCTCGGCTCCGATACCGTCTTGCACTTTAGCAATAGTACCTTCTTCTGGAACGTCGCTAAATGTGTACCTAAAGGTTGAAGCGTTTCTAAAAATTGTAATATCGTTGTAGCCAGCAACTAGGCCGGTAATCCATTGGCCATCTCCGCCGTTTACGGAAACTAAGTTAGTTGCAGATTCCCACCAGCGCCAATCTTTGCCAGGGAAGCCATCTATCTCACCTGAGATATTTGACCAGTACATAATGGACTGAGAAACGCTGTCTAGTGGACCAAATAAAAATAGACGTTCTTGGTGAAGTTCAATACCTCTACCGGGTGGCATTGTTGCAATCGTAGAGGTATTTGATCCGGTTACGGTCCAGAGTCCAGTACCAGCGTTGTATCCTGGTGCTCCGTTTGCGTTCCAGTATGCACCCGCGCCATTTATCCGGCACATGATTACATAATCTTGATACTGTACAAAGTCAGCTGCTGGGTGGCTCCAAATCTCAGTCCAAGTGTTAACAAGGTTCCAAATGTAAGTCTTGGTTGGCGACACGACTATTGCAGATCGCGTACCATTTTGAGCCACGTAAAAACCTAGGATGTTGAAAAATGTGCTGGCCTCAGGAAAAGTCGTACCTGCGTCAAATATGGAAGGTCTAGATGATAAAGCACCAGTTGGCGAGAATTCTAGGTTTTGCAAAAATGGGACTTCTGTTTCAGCAATAGCTGAAGGGTCCCAGAAGTTGTTTAGACCTCCGGAAAAATTGTTTAATACGGCAGAGCGTTCCCGTACTATATCAGACATAATCCAACGGGTCCGGTAGGATCTGCTCATACAGATCGTTCTGTGACAAGTTCTCCTTTAGATACATGCGGTCTAAGCCTTCTCTAAACTGCCCAGCTTTTGCTTGCGCAGCTCCGTAGTTTTCATCAAACTCAAGAGCTTGGATCATACAGTAATTAACAAGTTCATTCAGGTAGCGGTCCGGAATAGCTAAAAGACTTCCCGAGGTGGTTACGTCGGTAGGCATTTTAACGTACTCAAGTTTTAAGCCGTTTGTGTAATCCTTGTCTGGAACTGGGTAAAAAGTAATTATGCCGGCACGCTCGTACCAGATAAGTGGCATGTCTGCTTTTTGCTCTGACTGAGGATCCTGCTGAAGAATGTACTCTCTAGCTCCCTGAGCGGAAAGGTTTCTTACCGGCCTATTGTTTACTGAAACAGCTTCGATGTACTGAACTTTGTCAGTTGGGAAGCTGTACTCAGCTTGACCCTTTACAACGTTTGAGTACTTAACATCTTTTAGGATTGCGTTATTGTTTACGATTTCCTGCTGGCCGTCGTTGATCCAACGAATAATCGCCTCATCAGTGATCTGGGCTCCAGAGGAGTCTCCGAACTGAGTCTTAACGCGGGTTATGACGTCTAGAGCAGTTTTAGTAAATAGTTCTGCTGGCATTACTTCCTAATTACCTTTCCATTGTGGCGGTACTCGTTCTTACGGGAACTTACGACGGACTTCATCATGTCCTTCTTTTCCTCCATCCATTCTAGCTCACGCTTGGCCTTCATGGCGGCTTCTGCCATTTCTAAAATGTGGAGCCTGTTTACCTTTGAATCTTTGTCGTGCATGTTGTTTTCTACAAGCCAAGCAACAAGCCTTTGATCTACCTCAGATTCCCGCATGTACCTAATTACGTAAGGGGGTAGCATGTGTGGCTCGTCTATTAGCGCAAATGGCCGTTCTGGATCAAAAGTCGGGTGTAGCGAGTCTACTCGGATTAGTCTAACCGTTGGAAAAAGATCGCTAATTACTTCAGCCACTCTACGGTGATCCGTTGAGTATAACCCGTCAATCTTGTCAAATTCTATATAGCTCATATTTATTGCCTCCTAAATTAAGTATAAAGTAAAACCCGTGGGGATAGATGAGACGGGTCTATCCCCACGGGCAATTTGTCGCTTGTTACTTCTCGGTGATGTTAGATAGTACCGCGTGTGCGTTTCTGCGGTAGGTACCTAGCTGAGAGTACTGGTAGTAGCGAGCTTCGTATGCGTCTGTGTCTGC